CCTCTAGGGCCTTAGCAATTGCAGTCATCTCCATCTGGTTATTTGTGGTATTAGGCTGTCCAGCACAGAGTTTAAAGTTATCACTAACCACACCCCAGCCACCACGTCCAGGATTTCCGAGACAACTTCCATCAGTGTAAACCTCATACATGATTATACTTTGTGGTTATTTTCTAAGTATATTGTAAAATGGCTCAACAATTCATGCCTATGATAGTCATGGCAATGATGTTGTCTTCATCAGCATCGTGTGTGTTATCGTTTATGGGAGGTTCGGGAGGGTCTGGGGGTTTTTGGGGTGGATTCACCAGTGGTTTGATGAATCCTATTGGTGGTGTGAGTGATCTTTTCAATCTTGCCGTGAATGGTACAGGTAGCGGTATGACAGCTGCTGGTAAAGATACCGAATGCCCCATGAAATGTGGAAATTGTTCACAGGCGCATTATGACAATATTGAAAGTAGAGGTTTAGATCCGGTAGCACAGAGAGCTTGGTGTGAAGTCGGTAGCGCTGATAAATTTGGTTCAGCATGTTGTCCAATTTAAATAAGTAAGTATATTAGTGAGCATCAATGAAACTAGCGATCATATGTCCAAATATGGCAGTTAGGAGGAAGAGAATAAAACTTTCTCGTAGAGTGGTTCACGATTTGAAAGAAGTAAGTAAGTTATCTTCTGTCAAACAATGGGAATATGCTGGTAATATTAAGTACAAAAATTTCAGGTTTAGTAAACCATGTATTGTTACATCAAAAAAACGAAGCCGAGTTGAAAGCCCTGAAATTGATAAAGTATGGTATTCTGAATTGTCATTTCACACACATCCGGGTATTGGTCATCATGATGGGACTGTTTGTGAGAATACACCAATTTTCGCAACTCTCCCCAGTAATGCAGATTTTGAAGCATATATAAAGGGGTTCCCTGAAATGCAGGTCAATATAATTTGTGATTCACATGGGTACTACGTTATTAATATCCTTAAATCGGTGTACATGAGGACATCACCTTTACCCACGGCTGTACACGAATACATGATAAAGTTGCGTAGTACACCATTCATGCGTATTTGTGTATTTTCAGATGACGGAATTGAATATTTTCAAACAACGGTAAAAAACTGGAAAAGAGAAATTAACGAAAAGGTTGACCCGGAAATGATGAAACTTTTTGGGATATCAATTCGTTATTATGGATATGATGATGAACCACCAATCGTCACTGTTTATAGGGACGATCCTTACCAGATTTGAAGAATTTTTGAAATGGACAATCTTTACACTGTCTATGACGCGTTGCACACTTAACTGCATCCGGGGTTTTCATACACGACTTGGGTTTTTCTTTCACTTTCTGAAAACGAGCAGCAAAACAACGAGGCTGAAGGATCATATTATGATTACGTAGTTCGTTTTTAAATTACATCTTTTCATGTGATTTAAAAATGAAGATTTATTTAATTTATTTCAAAAAACTAAGACTAAATGCTTAGTTGGAGAACGCGAGGCCACCCATACCCGACTGGATGCGGAGGACGTTGTAGTTCACAGCGAACATGTGCATGGTGGTGGACGCGATGCCGGAGGGCACGGTGACAGCGACCTGCGCGTTATCGATGCGCGAGAAGTTGCAAGTGCCGGTAGGCTGGTGCTCCTCGGGCTTGAGCGCGAAGGAGTACGAGTACACACCGGGGTAAGGGTTACCGGAGTGGTGGTTGTAGGCCTGGACCTGGTTGAAGTACTTACCCTTCTGGGCCTTGAAGCGGTCCTGACCGTTGAGGATGAGCTTGAAGTCGGTGAGGGGACCGACAGTCTCCTCACGGAACTTGATGGCGGAGCCTTCCCAGTCCGCGCCAGTGCGGAGGAGGGGAACACCAGTACCCTGGCCGATGGACACGTAGGCGTTGGAGCCAGCAGCCTGGGGGTCGGCCTCAAGGACAATGCCGGAGGTACCGGGCTCCGAGGTGAAGTTCCAAAGAGCGGTCGCGGCGTTGGCAGTCGCGGGATCGTTGAAGCACCACACGAGCTCCTTGACGGGGTGGTTGTACGACAGGCGCTTGTTGGAGGTCTGGCCCGCGGTGACGGTGTCCGAACCAGTGTGCTGCACCTGCTCGATCAGGTACTCGTGGCCCTTCTGGGCGAAGCGGCGGCGCTCCTCGGTGTCAAGGTAGACGTAGTTGGCCCACACCTTGAACACGTTCTTGTTGAGGTAGGACTCCATGTCCGAAGCAAGATCGAAATCAATGCGGACCTCGTGGTACTGGAGAGCAATGAGGGGAAGGTAGAGACCGGGGTTGCGGTTGAAGAAGAAGATGAGGGGGAGGTAGACAGTCTTGCCATCCTCAGCAGTGGTCATCTTACCCCAGTTAGCCTTCTTGGACTCATCCAGGTAAAGCTCGGAGTACAAACGCCACCAGCGCTGGTAGTGCTTATCGATGCGCTGACCACCGATGGAAAGCTCCGCGGAGGCGATGGCACGCTCGGCAACCCAGCAAGAGGGGGCACCAGCGAAGGTGTTGGACGAAGTCGCGTCGGACTCGAGCTCGAGGTACATGTCACCGACGAGATCACCGTTACGCGCGACAGTCACGGACACGCGACCGGAGTTAGCGGCGGTACCGTTGACGGTCTGCTCGATGTTCTCCATCGCGAAGTTAGTGTGGCGCTTGTAAACCGCCTGGAAGAAAGTAACCTTGGGGTTGCCAGTCAGGTAGACATCCTGGGCACCGTAAGCGACGAGTTGCATAAGACCACCGGCCATTTTGAGAGTATTTGTACTATATAGCAACATTTTTTTTCTGGCTGAAATCGCACCGAGTGCGACATTTTGAATCTCGAAATTTCTCAGTCTAGGTTAAAATGTCGTCACGCCCTGAAGAGGAAGAACCTATCGAAGAAATTGAAGAGGGTGAGATTGTATCGGAGGAAGAAGGCGATGAGATTGAAATGACAGACGAGGATGATTTTGAAATCAATGAGGATGATGACGATGATGAAAGTATGGATATCGCTGGTCTCATGACATCTCTTCTGGCCACACCAGATGGGGACACAATTTGCTCGGCCCTAGTCAATCTTTGTTTCCAATTAGAGACCCAAAATAAGATCTTAATTAAAATGCTTGCTCGGATGCAATCCCCAAAATCGGCTTAGAAAGAAAAATCGTAGTGTAATAAATTAGAATGGAGCATACCCATTTCATTGATAAGGATCCAAATAAGTATGAAGCTCTGGTACAACTTCAAAAAGAACACATCCAATCAATGAAAGAAGATCAGGTAAATGACGTCATTAATAAATTTGAACAGGCGTGGTCTCTAAAGACGAACGACTTTAGGAATGCCCGTGAGTTGGGTTACCGACAGTTTGTACACCCTGATAATTTTGATGAACATGGAAATCCTAACCCAGGTCAAATTGATATCCTAGCTATCAAGGGTATTAGGGACAAACAGAGAACCTTCCTGATTAACCTGAAGAACCATGCGAGGGATCTGAAGATCCACAAGAATGAACCAAATGATGATGGTATGACTATCATGCGAAGAATTAACAACATTCTGAAGCAACTCAGTGATGGTTATGATAACATTAGGCGTCACTACACATCGTTTGAGCGCGTTGAGTATCCAACCGCTGGATCAAAGTTTAGCACTTCCGGTGACCCTTCTACGATGGATGAAGAAGAGGTTGAAAACTCCACTCCATTCCAAAAATGTCTCCTTCACTCTCTAGACCAAACATATAAAGCTGGATACCGACGGTACAAGGGACAATGTTGTGAAGAGATTCGGACTATCGAAGGATACAGAACACGCGCATGGCAGCCTAAATTTACCATTGAACAGTTTGTGTATTCCCTATCACAAAAGGATGATGACTTTACGATGTGGAAGAACTTCACAAGTCGTGGTAACGTCTATAGAGATGTTGTTGATAATATGAGCAAGTGTGTAGATGCCCAATTTCCTGAGATTACAAAACGTAGGCATGTTTGGAGCTTCAGGAATGGAGTCTTTGTTGGGAAGGAGTGGATCCCAGATCGCGGTGTGTACGATTGTTGCTTTTACTCATATGAGAGTAAGGAGTTTAGATGTCTAGATCCAACTATCATCGCCTGTAAATATTTTGATCAGCAGTTTGATGATTTCTCTCACATTGAAAAATGGCAAGATATCCCCACACCTTTTTTTGATTCGGTTCTTCAATATCAAAACTTTGAGAAAGACGTTTGTGACTGGGCCTATGTAATGGGTGGACGTCTTTGTTACGACGTAGGTGAATTGGATGCATGGCAAGTAATCCCATTCTTCAAAGGTATCGCGCGTTCGGGTAAATCAACTCTAATTACCAAGGTTTTTAAGAAGTTTTACGAGAATGAAGATGTTGGTACTCTTTCCAACAATATTGAGAAAAAGTTCGGTCTCTCTGCAATCAAAGATTCTTTCATGTTCATCGCTCCAGAGGTTAAGGGTGATCTTGCATTGGAACAGGCCGAGTTTCAGTCAATGGTATCAGGTGAAGATGTCTCGGTTGCTGTGAAGAATAAAACTGCAGTCTCAATTGAATGGAACGTTCCGGGTGTTTTGGGAGGTAACGAGGTTCCTAACTGGAAGGATAATTCTGGTTCGGTTCTTCGTCGTATTCTGACATGGAACTTCGCGAAACAGGTTCGAGAGGCAGACCCTCAGCTAGATGAGAAGTTGAACAGAGAACTACCAATTATTCTCCTAAAATGTGTGAGAGCCTATCTAGACTATTCTAACAGGTACAAAGACAAAGATATTTGGAATGTGGTACCGGAGTATTTCAAGAAGATCCAGAAGCAGGTTGCGATGGTTGCGAGCTCCCTCCATAACTTCATGGAGAGTACTCTAATCAAGTATGATAAGGATCTATTCGTGCCACAGAAGCTATTCATACAGGTGTTTAATCAACACTGTCAGGCAAACAACTTGGGTAGACACAAGTTTACACAGGACTTTTACGCCGGTCCTTTCAGTTCTAGAGATATTGAAGTCAGGGAGGAAGTAGTGACCTATAATGGGCGTACATACCCGAACCAACCCGTGATCTATGGTCTAGATGTAGTTGATGAGAGTTTGGGATTCACAGAAGATTACTAAAAAAAATACTACTAAATAGTAATAATGAGCCAGCAGCTCAAAGAGTTTGTGAAACAGTCGGGTGTAGAGCTACGCCCGACGAATACTCCAAGTTCGGTTGCGTC